TGATGAGGATGAGTGTCCGCATATCTGACTCCGGGAGCCGGTCTCCAAGATCAATTAACTCAAGTGAACCATCTCTGTCAATGGTCTGTCCTGTCAATATGCCTGAGACTTTGATTTGATAATCTCCATCTGAGATAAACTCTTTTATTGTCCCGGACCTACCTGCCACAGCAGTCCTCACAATGTTACGTTCTGTGGAGACAGTCATGACACATGAGTCAATCCTGAGACCGGGATAGTCAACAACATCTCCATCAAGGTCCACATAAGATCCTGCAGGAATCTCCAAATTGGACCACACCGGAGTCCCCAACAATGATCTCTTTGCAGCCTCATCAAACTCAATTGACTCTGCTGTAAATTGTTGATCCGCTGAGGGAAGGTTGCCAATGTTGATGATAAATTGATCCGCCATTGTTTACTCTCCTGAGACCACTTGCATATCATTGACTGATTGCAATAGGGCCTGTGTGACTAATTCTTTTATCTTTTCTGGAGACTCCTGCAAGGTGGCAGTGGATATCTCCATCTTTTCAACCAACTTTGTGATGTTGATGTTAAAGGTCTTTGGCGCACCGGCCTTGATCTCAGACAGCCCTCCCTTGACATTGCTGCCTCCGGATCCAGACACAGTGGACAAGGCTCCGGTTGGACCTTGCTTGATTGCATCAAACAGCCCTCCAAACATTCCAGCCCCATTTTTTGTCAATACACTTGGCCCTCCTTGACCCTCAATGAGTTGGTTGAGACTTCCCCATGATGAGCCTTGAGAGCCTTTTGTTTCCAAAAACTTAAACATCTCCTTAAGACCATCAATCAACTTTCCAACCAGGTCAACAACAGGCTGTAAAAAGTCCCGGACTTTGTCAAAAGCATTGGCAAACACATCAAATTTGGATGCCAACTTGACTATCTCCTTCCCAACAAACACAGGCCAAAAGGCAATTTTGACAAACCACTCCAACGCAATCTTGAGAACCTTGATGATCTGATCCCAATGTTGCCGGAAAAAGTCAAGAGCAATGTTGACTCCATCAATGGCAATCATCACAACACCTTTGATGACTCTGCCAACTTGATCCAATACATCCCGGACAGGCTCAACATTGTTGTAAAGAGCCACAAGTCCGGCAATCAATCCGGCAACAGCAATGACAATCAATCCAATTGGATTGGCAATCAAGACGGCATTGAGAGAAGTTTGCAGAGCAATGATGACAGGCATCAAGGTAGCTTTGATGGTCAAGATGGCCACAAGACCGGTCAAAGCTGCTGTCATCCCCCCAATCACAGAGGCCACAGTTTTAATTGCCGGAGATGCCGTCTCCAGGTAAGTGATTAAGCTGCCAACCATTGATGTCAATGATCCCATTGCGTTAATAACGCTTTTAATAACTGGAGCAAATGCCTCCCCAATCTGTAGTTTCAACATGGTGAAACTATCCTCAAGGTTGGACAACATTCCCTCAGTAGTCCCGGCAATAGCTGCCATGGCTCCTGTAACTCCTTGGGCCGAACCAAGGGAAAGAATATAGTCCCGGATGGCTTGATCTGTCTTGGCCACCTCTGTGGTCACTCCCTTAAATGTGAATTTGACTCTGTCTCCCTCACTTTGCGCTCTGATGCCAAACTCCTTGAGTCGTTCAAATTCCCCCACCTGTGCATCAATGAGAGCCTCTGTGAGCATATCAAAAGACTTTCCTGTGGATGCTGCAAGATCTCCCAACTTAGTCATCTCAGACTGTACCGGGACAAAGCCTTGATTGGCCATCTTGACAAAGCTGTCAGTTAATTCATTGACCTGAAAGGGAGTGGTGGCTGCAAAGTCACTGATCATGGACAAGGCATTGTCAGCAGCAGATCCAGAGCCAAGTGTATTGGTCAACACTGCCTCAAATCTCTCAAACTCTCCAAGAGTCTGGACAATGGCCACAGTGGCCTCTTTGAACATATACCCAAGACCAAGGCTTGCCACAGTGTTTCCAAGCTGCTCAGTAGCAGACTCAACACTTTTGACTCCATGCCTCAACTCATTGACCTCTCCTTGGATGACATTTAACTCATTGCTAAACTCATCCTTAAGTCTGAGTATATGCTCCTCGATGTTATCAGCCATTGCCTCCTCCTAATAAATTTTTGAACTTGCGCCCCTCAATTTCAAGGCAGTATCTTAACTCATTCCACCTCTCAGCCCATTGTTGATCTGTCAAGGTGTCCGGATCAATGTGAAAGTAATACCTCAACAGTGCATCCATCCTCCTAATCTCTTGACCATCCGTCTTAGCCTCTGAGAGATAGGTTGTCTTGAGCAGTTTGTTGAGATCATCAATGGCTGAACTTTCAACCGCTGAAAGATCTATTATTTCATTGTCTCCGGAGAGACTGTGCTGACTGTGGTTTTTTTTGGCTTGATCAACCCAACAGCCGCAAAGACAGCAGCAGTATAAGCCCCAAGATCATCATCATCAGACTTGATTGCTTTCCAGGTGGAGTCATTGGTTGCGCAAGAGTTGAGGATGATCTCTCCTGCTTCAATGTAGTTGGGATCATTGCCGGCAATTTTACTCATTGCCACTTTTAGGATTGGCTTAGTCAAAGGCTGAACCTTGATTGGCTCATCATAGCCCTCCACTTGTAACTCATATTTGTGGGACATTGGACTTGTTTTATATTAAAAGAATTGTTTATCCGTATTTAATTTTGCCAATAATGAGATTGAGAGTGAATTTGAGATCTGTATCTCCTTGAGATCCACTGACTCCCTCATTGGTAAACTCACAGTTTTTGAGGACATCTGATTTGACTCTGTTTGAGTCAGGATGTAAGAAAGTCACTGTGATGTCAAAAGGATCAAGGTCAACCAACTCCTTGGAGTCAATACCCTCCCGGATGGCCTCAATGTCATTCATGGACAACTCAATGGAACCAGAGTAGTCCTTAGTGCCACGGCCACGGCTGACAGGCTCAACACCTTGACCAGGATTGTTGGACTTTTCCTGCTCTGTTGAGTAATCAATTGAAGTGGCAGAATACACTTTGCCATTCAACAAATTGATCTCAATCTGTGAGAAATCATAAGCCCGTCCATTTATCAAAGCTGCTGCCATCTTATATTAGTGTTAAAGCGTATCCAATTGAAACATCATACTCTCTGCCTGTGGCTCTTGCTATCAGCTTGAGTGTCACCTCAACCTTTCCGGTTGACAGTACATTTTGCTCTGGATTGATCAAAGCCTGTCCCCCAGACAACTCATTGGCAGTCACCATCTCATCTAAGGTCTTTTCACATACAGCCACCAGAGTCCCAATAGTGTCCTCAGCCAGATATCCGGTTGATGGATCAACTGTCAAAGGAGCATTGAGATACCCGGACAACCTTGAATAAACACCCCGGACAGCTTTGTCCATGGTCCTTGTATCATTCAAATAGGCATAGTCAGAAGTGACGGCAATACAAGCAGGACATCCGGCCAAATAAGTACCGGACCGGCCAACAATTTTCCGGCCAAAGATCCATCCCTTGTCAAATGCTGTATCAAGTGCTGATCCTGCTTGATCTTTGATCAAGATGCTTGGCTCAAAAATAGCCGGATCTTGCATCCTTGCACCATTGACCAAGTTGAACTTTGAGACCCATCCTGGATCCTCATTGACCTTAGCAGCGGCAAAGCCACCCAACACCAATCCAACCTCTGGAATGGCATAAGTAGTATCATCTGACAAGGTCTTTCCAAGATTGGCAGAGTCAACCAACCCAACACATCCAACTTTTGAGTCTGTCAAGGCCCGCAAGTCATCTGCTGTGGCAATAGTCAAGCCAATGATGTCTGCTCCATATAAGGCAATCAGAGGCTTGTGATCCCCTCTCAGGTCATCAATGGCAGAGTCAATGGTTGTGACATTGGCTGTGGCAAAAGTTGTAGTAAGATCAACAATCCCAACTTGCCTCAACTCTCCATCCGCAAAGTTTTGCAGGTCCTTTATTGTTGTATAATCAATTGACAAGCTATCAAAAAGACCAATATATAAGACTCCTTTGGGAGCCATAAAAAAGAACTGATCAATATGATAGTGAAGGACTTTGACCTCATCCACAGCGGAGGTGGCAACAATTCCAAGACTCTCAGCCTCAGCAAGAGAAAAGACCTGTTTGATCCGGTCTGATGTGCTAAAGCCAGCCGGAAGGTCAGCATTGGCAATAAAAGTCATGATACCAGAGTAATGATCTTTTCCCGGCAATGGACGGCCAACTCCTCCCTCTTGTCTTGTTATTACAACATCTCCAAGTCCCATGGATTGTGTTTGTTTATTGGTAAAGGCCCGGACTGCTCCAGGCCATCAATTTAGTTTTCTATGCTTCCTGAGCCATGGCCCATACTCCAACAGAGTTGGAACGGAGACGGCTGCCACCAAATGGCACCATTGCTGAGAACACAGAGCCATAATAAGCGGCTTTATCCTCATCTGCAAAGACCTTGATTGCTCCCATGGCCTTTCCAACACAGTCAGACTGCCATGCCAACGCCCCAAGACAATCAGTGGTTGCATCTGCTGCCCCAACTGCTTTCTTGGCTGCTGCTGCTTGATCATCATACATGACAACAAAGGAGCGGCTGATGATGGTGAAGCCCATCACTTTGGCAATGAATCCCTGTGGGAGACTTGCTTGCTCTCTCATGTAATCAAATCGAATCAACTCATCCTCAGAGAAAAGGTTGCCCAACATGATATTGGGGACCAGTAGGTAGCGGCCAGACTTTGGAACCTTGTCATTGTCCATGGCTGTTGACAGCTTAATGATGTCTGCCTTGGTCATGGCTTTGCGTGTCCCGGTTGCTGTTGCGTGTGGGTTATTCGCTGCTGAGGCTGCTCCGGATGTCCTGAACACTCGGCCACTTGCAGTGGCATCTCCTGTCACTGCAATGTTATTTAATAACTCCTCAGCACAACGGTCTGAGATAGCGTCAATGTGTTGTCCAAGGACTGACTGACGTTTGCTGTATGATACCTGTAACTCATCAAAGTCCTTGACCAGAATTGGATCTGTGGTGAACTCATCAATGTTATAAGTCAACTCTGCATCTGTTCGCTGTGATATGGTTCCGGGCAAGGTTGCTCTGTTCTTTTCAACTGCTGATGGGCTTCCTGCTTGAGGCACATGGACAGTCTTATTGGACACATAGCCTGAGTGGTCTGTAAACCCGGCCATCCAGGAGGCATCATTGTCAAAAAGTGTCTCTTTGATGTCTGCAATCCATACCTCCTTTTGCAAGGCCATGAACAACCCACCCCCAAGACTCATGAAAGTCTGAGAGAAAAACTGAGGGACAGTACCCAAAGCAAATATCCCGGCTCCAAGACCAAGACCAACAGAAGGAGTGGCTCCTCCAAGACCTGCAAACAAGGTCCCAATCATTAGGGCTGCAAGCAGGTTGAATAATACATTTGAAATTGACAATGACCTTTTCATGGCTCTCTTTGTTT